TGATTTCTCAAAATTTGATGGACACAAGAGTTATTTGCTCCAGGAATTGCACACTAAGTTGCTAAGGGAAGCCTATCCAGATTATGCCGAGGAAGTGGTTGAATTACATCAGGCCACTCTTGACGGAAAAGGCTTCACCAAGCATGGCGTCACCTACAATTCGGGTCCTACGCAGCTTAGCGGTAGCCCCGACACTGCGGCCTTTAACAGTCTCGACAACAAGTTCTGCGATTATTTTGCAAGACGCCGCCGAGGTGACAGCCCCTCCGACGCCTTTGACAGCAAAGGAATATTCGGCGGGGACGACGGGCTCAGCGCAGGTCTGAGCGCTTCAGACCTCGACGATGCCTGCGTCCTCTTAGGCTTGCGCATTAAGACTAAAACAGTGCGAAAAGGCGGCTACGTCAGCTTCCTTGCCAGGTACTACAGCAAGGACGTTTGGTACGGAGACCGCAACTCCGTTTGCGATATAAGACGCCAATTGGTCAAGTTTCACACCACGACTAAACACAACAGCGACATCACTGCCGAGGATGTGTTAGTGGCAAAGAGCATGGGCTATTACTGCTCAGATCGGTATACCCCAGTTATTGGTCCCCTCGTCACGAAGGTCATGGAACTCAAGTTCGGTAAGGAACTTTCGCTCACCCGTTTCCGCTCGTTTTTGGACTCACGTAACAACCGCTTGGACGCCATACTGCCCTGGCATTTGCGACTGGACTTGTCCAACCAATATCCTCAGCGTCCTGACAGCGAATTTTATGATCTGTTGTACGAACAGATTCCTGATTTTTCCATGGAGCAGTTTAACCGCTCTTTAGAAGGTTGCACGTCGTTGTCCGAAATATTGAAGTTTCCTTTATGCGTCCTGGAATTTATAGTTATTAGAGACAGCACCACCTCAGAGCACCTTGACGGGTTTGATTTTTTGACCGTGTCAGTGTTAGAGGCTAAGACGAACGAAGTTGCCTCACTGGCCAAGACCAAACAAACAGCTCGCAGTAAGGATTTTAAGAAGAAACCTTCCAAGTCTAGGTCTCCAGGTCCCATCTCTACACAACGGTCCATTGATTCCAAATGGAAGCAAACGCGCGGCCGGTCGATGCCCCGTGCCCGGACAGGCGCTGGCTCGTAAGCGATCATCTTCCACTTCAACCCTTCCTCGTAAAGAGGAGGATGGCTTGAAGGACGGTGAACTGCTTGGTTCCACCTGCTCTGGAGGGGTGGAGGTGTGGAGTTACTGTGATCTCTAGATTGTTTCTCTCCATCATGCCTAAGGAGGATTGCTATGAAAATCAATAAGCTAGCTCTTTCTAGTGCTTTAGCCGGTGTTGTGCTTCTGGCTACGAGCGCCGCTCAGGCCGCATGCGGCACGTATGGCCAAGTCGAGCAATACTGGACGAATGGCTCTACATGCTATGCCTATGTATCGCCATCAACCTCGCTTCATCCTCACCCTTACTTGTACTATTTTGCTTCGGCTGATCCTGAACTGTGTGACGCCATTTTCAACGCCAAGCACCAGACTGGCTACATTTATGGAAATGCGGCCTATTGTCCTACAACAGGAACCCTACGTTATGGTGGGGTAGCCTCATACATCTATGCG